CCCTACATCNGGCACCANTACATGGTGAAAGCGAAAGACGGTTAACCACCGACCCCAGCCGACAGGGGAGATCACGGCCAAGCAAGCAAACCCCGTGGTAGGGGCAGCAATGAAGGTGGGGGCTATTACCCCTTAAAATCACGTCGGCACCATACCTATTGACAAGCGCGGAGAGGTATGCCAAATTGGCATCGTTGGTTGGGGGGATAAGAACTCTCCGGGTTAGGGATTCCATTCTGGGTCACAGCCAACACCGAAAGACGCGAAAGTCCCTGCTTAGCTAACCCCTCACGGTTCGCCCCGTGGGGGGTCTTTCTTTATGTAAACCCCGCGTGGTATCATATCTGCATGAATTACGCGGAAATTGTCTCGAAAATCCCGGACTCTGAAAAGCCGGAGATCCTTGAACTCCTGCGCCGCCTTGATGAGGCGAGAGACCGCGAGGAGGCCCGCGACAATTATATGAAGTTCGTAAAGATGATGTGGCCCGGTTTTATCGGGGGCAGGCATCATCAGATCATGGCTGACGCCTTCCAGCGCGTCGCCAACGGTGAATGCAAGCGCCTTATCATCAATATGGCACCCCGCCACACGAAGTCGGAGTTTGCCTCCTACCTCCTGCCAGCGTGGTTTCTCGGTAAGTACCCAGAGAAGAAGGTCATCCAGACCGCTCACACGGCAGAACTTGCAACGGGGTTTGGTCGTAAGGTTCGTAACCTTGTGGGTTCAGAGGACTACCAGAAGGTGTTCTCTGGCATCGGACTTCAGTCAGACAGCAAGGCTGCCGGACGCTGGTCTACCAACAAGCGCGGCGAATACTTCGCTATCGGTGTCGGCGGTGCCGTGACGGGTAAGGGTGCCGATCTTCTAATCATCGACGACCCGCACTCGGAACAGGAAGCTATGCTGGGGCAGTTCGACCCTAGCGTGTACGACAAGGTTTTTGAGTGGTATACATCAGGCCCGCGTCAGCGTTTGCAGCCGGGTGGTGCCATTATCATCGTTATGACCCGCTGGTCAAAGCGAGACCTCACCGGACAGATCATTGACGCCTCTGTAAAGCGCGACGGATCATCCGAGTGGGAGGTTATCGAGTTCCCGGCGATTATGCCGTCTGGGCTGCCTCTGTGGCCGGAGTTCTGGTCGCTTGAGGAGCTTGATAAGCTCAAGGCGGAACTGCCGATCAGCAAGTGGTCGGCGCAGTACCAGCAGGATCCTACATCCGAAGAAGGTGCTTTGCTAAAGCGCGAATGGTGGAGGATCTGGGAAAGCGACAGGCCACCGCCATGCGAATCAATTCTTGTGTCATGGGACACCGCCTTCAAGAAGACTGAACGGAGCGACTATTCAGCTTGCACAACATGGGGCGTATTTTACAACGACGAGTCGGGGAAGCAGATCCCGAACATCATCCTTCTGGATGCGTTCAAGGACAAGATGGAGTTCCCGGAACTGAAGAAGGTGGCGATAGACCATTATCGCCAGTGGAATCCGGATATGGTTATCATCGAAGCGAAGGCCTCGGGTTCCCCGCTAATTTTCGAACTGCGGGCGGTTGGTATTCCGGTAACGGATTTCACGCCGTCGAGGGGGCAAGACAAGATTGCTCGTGTAAACGCAATCACGGATCTGTTTGCATCGGGCTGTGTATGGGTTCCGGAAACCAGATGGGCCGAAGAGGTAATCGAAGAGTGCGCCGCGTTCCCAGCGGGATCGCATGACGACTACGTTGACTCGGTCTCGCAGGCTATTTTGCGCTTCCGCCAAGGCGGCTTTGTAAGAATCCACACAGACGAAGAGGACGACCCCGCTCCCCCTCGCCTCCCAATAAATGAACCGTATTACTGAGGTAAAAAATGGCTATCGAACAAGCACTGCCAAATCCGATGGGGATGCCGATGGAGGAGCCTATGGAGGTTCTTCTGCCGCCTGATATTGAGACAACCGAAACCGAAGATGGCGGGGTTGTGGTGGATTTTTCTGGCGAGATGGCCGAAGAAATTACCGGAGAAGATGAGGACTTCAGCGCAAACCTTGCCGAGTTTATGGATGATGGCGACCTTGATTCCATCGCCTCCGAGCTTATTGGCGACTATATGTCCGACAAGGAATCCCGCAGAGATTGGGAAAAGGCCTATATCGAAGGCCTTGATCTCCTCGGCATGAAATACGAAGAACGTACAATCCCGTGGCCCGGTGCCTCTGGCGTTTACCACCCGATCTTAGCTGAAGCGGTTGTCCGCTATCAATCACAGACGATCATGGAAGTGGTTCCCGCCTCTGGCCCAGTCCGCACACAAGTTGTTGGCAAGATCAACACTGAACGCGCAAAGCAGGCCGAGCGCGTCGAAGAAGAGATGAACTACATCGTGATGCAGAAAATCCCCGGCTACCGCGCCGAGATGGAGCAGCTTCTTTTCCGGCAGCCGCTTGCTGGCTCTGCATTCAAGAAGATCTATTTCGACTCCGTTCGCAAGGTTCCCCGCGCCGACTTCGTGCCTGCCGAGGACTTCATCGTGCCTTATGGTGCTTCTGATCTTGAGAGCGCACCCCGCTATACACACATGATGCGGAAGTATCCGAATGAGATCAAGAAGCTCATGGCTTCTGGTTTCTATCTGGATATTGATCTGCCAGATCCATCCCCGGAACGCAGCAGCATTCAGGATAAATATGACCGGATTGACGGCGACAACCCATCTTGGGATATGGACGACCGTCACCTGATCCTTGAGATGCACGTTGATTATGACCTGCCGGGGTATGAGTCTGAGGATGGCATTGCTCTTCCTTACGTCATCACAGTCGAAAAGCAGTCTGGCAAGGTTCTTTCAATCCGACGCAACTGGCGTCAGGAAGACCCGCTCAAGCAGAAGCGTATGCACTTTGTGCATTATCCGTACTTGCCCGGTCTTGGTTTCTACGGTTCCGGCCTGATCCATCTCATTGGCGGGGTCGCAAAATCTTCAACATCCATTCTCCGGCAGCTTATTGACGCTGGCACACTATCCAACCTCCCGGCAGGCCTCAAGGCTCGCGGGCTTCGCATTAAGGGTGACTCCTCGCCTCTGATGCCGGGTGAGTTCCGTGACGTTGATGTGGCCTCTGGCGCGATTAAGGACAGCATCACGTTCCTCCCCTACAAAGAGCCGTCGCAGGTTCTCTATCAGCTTCTCGGCACCCTCACAGAGGAAGGACGCCGCATTGGCTCCATCGCCGACGTGAGCATTGGCGACATGAACCCGAATGCGCCTGTAGGCACGACACTCGCTCTTCTGGAGCGTAACCTGAAGGTTATGTCTGCCGTTCAGGCTCGTGTCCACGCTGCCATGAACCAAGAGTTCAAGTTGATCGCCCAGATCATCAAGGACTACATGGGTCCAGAATACGAATACGACGTTGGTGGCGACTTTAACCGCATTGATGATTTCGACGAGCGTGTTGACGTTATCCCGGTCTCTGACCCGAATGCTTCGACAATGTCTCAGCGGATGATGCAGTATCAGGCTGCCCTTCAGATGTCGCAGAGCGCACCACAAATTTATAATATCCCGCTCCTGCACCGTCAGGCGCTTGAGGTCATGGGCATTAAGGGTTCCGACGAGATCGTCAAGCTCCCAGATGAAATGAAGCCAATGGATCCTGTGTCTGAAAACATGGCTCTCCTCAAGCAAGATCAGATCCGCGCCTTCCATAATCAGGATCACGAGTCGCATATCGCTGTTCATATGGCGTTTGCTCAGGATCCCCGGATTCTGGAAATGGTCGGCCAGAGCCAGTTTGCAGGCGCAATTCAGGGTGCCATGCAGTCCCACATTGCTGAACATATGGGCTTTGCCTACCGTCAGAAGATCGAAGAGCAGATGGGCGTCACGCTTCCTGCGCCGGGAGAAGATGTACCTCCAGAGGTTGAGGAAGCTCTCGCTAAGGTTGAGGCTCTTGCTGCCCAGAAGGTTCTTCAGGATGCTCTCGCTAAGTCTTCCGCCCAGAAGGCAGAGGCTCAGGCTCAGGATCCTCTTATCCAGATGCAGCAGGCTGAATTGCAGATCAAGGCTCAGGAAGCTCAGCGTAAGGCTGCCAAGGACGCCGTTGACGCGCAGATTGCGGCTCAGAAGCTTGCTCTGGACAAGGAGCGCCTTGATTCCACCGAGCGTATCGCTGGAGCGAAAATCATGGCAGACTTTGATACTCGCGAAAAGGAACTCGACGCTAAGCAGATGGCCGAGGTCATTAAGGCAAGCAGCAAACTCATGGGTGGTGTGTGAAAGAATTTGAATTGATCCGCAGGAAAATCCGCGAAGATCTCAATGATTTGGCGGATTCTATCGCAACAGGAAGCGCCCCGGATTATGCCACTTACAGGCATATGGTGGGCAAGATTGAGGGGCTTGCACAGGCAGAGCGCCACATCCTCGATCTCGAAGAACGCCTTCTGAAGGGCGAAGACCTCTGACGTATTTGAGGTTAGCCACTTAGAGTGGTATTATTGGTCTAGGGATTGTGTTCGCGCTTAACTCCAACACAACGGTACGACACCGGAAAGTCGCATTATGTACTCACAGGCTGAGCTAACGCAGCTTGCTAATACTAAAGGACTGCCAGAGCCGAAGGGCTATCGCATCCTTATCGCACTCCCCGAAGTGCAAGAGAAGACCGCCGGGGGTATTATTCGCCCGGATGATCTTCGTAAGAAGGAAGAGACTGCATCTATTATCGGTCTTGTTCTGGAAATGGGGCCGGATTGCTATGCCGACGATGGGCGTTTCCCAACTGGTGCATACTGCAAGCCGGGTGATTATGTGATTTTCCGTTCCTATTCGGGAACGCGGTTCAAAATCAAGAACCGTGAGTTCCGACTCATCAATGACGACACCGTTGAAGGTGTTGTTGCTGACCCCAGCATCTTTGAGAGGGCATAATGGGACTGGAAAAAGAAGTTGAATTTGACGACAACGATTCCGAAATGGAAATCGAGATTGTCGATGATACGCCCGAGCAGGACAAAGGACGACCCCGCCGACCGGAGGGGAAAGAGCCTGAGATTCCTGAAGACGATGAGATCGCCAACTATTCAGAGGGCGTTCAAAAGCGTATCAAGAAACTGCGTTATGAGTTCCACGAAGAGCGCCGAGCAAAAGAAGATGCTAATCGGCAGCTTAACGAGGCAGCCTCACTTGCAAAGAGGCTGATGGAAGATAAACGACGGATGGAAGAAGCCCTGCGTAAGGGTGAAGAAATCCTCGTTGAAAACGCAAAGAGCAGGGTCGAATCAGATCTTGAGCTTGCTCGAAAGAAGTTCAAGGAAGCTTATGACATTGGCGATGCCGATGGAATTGCTACCGCTCAGGAGCGGTTAGCAGAGCTTTCTGTCCAGAAGGTTAGTGCGGTAAATTACCGTCCTGTTTACAAGCAGGAAGAGGAAGTTCGGCAGCCTCAATATGAGCCTGTTGTTCGTCAGCCTACTGACCCGAAAGCTGTGGATTGGGCCAAGAAAAACTCTTGGTTTGGCCGTGACCAGTTGATGACTGATTATGCCAAGCACCTCCACGACCGAATTGTTGTGTTTGACCGTGTGGATCCTCGGACTGAGGAATACTGGCAGACACTCGATGGGGAGATGCGGAAGCGTTTCCCGGAGATGTTTGATGACCCTGTCGATGATAGCCGATCAGAGCGTCAGAGTCGTCAACAGACATCCAATGTAGTGGCCCCGGCGTCACGCAGCAGTGCTGCAAAGCCGCGCAAGCAAATCAAACTGACGGCTACTGAGGTCGCCCTCGCTAAGCGTCTCGGTCTAACGGTTGAGCAATACGCCGTTGAAAAAATGAAGGGTCAATAAAATGGCTGATAAGCGCACTCCTCGGGAAACCGAGACTCGCGAAGCTTCTTCGCGCAAAAAGACTTGGACTCCTCCGTCGGTTCTTCCTGAGCCAGAAAAATCGGATGGGTACGCATATCGTTGGATCCGCACCGCCTCGCGCGGAAATCTGGATAACACCAACGTAAGCTCCAAGTTCCGTCAAGGTTGGGAACCAGTTCGTGCTGAAGAGCATCCTGAAATCACGGCACTNCGTGACCGAAATTCCCAGTTCCAAGACAATATTGAAGTTGGTGGTCTTCTTCTGTGCAAGGCTCCGCAAGAGATGGTGGAAGAGCGTAATGCTTACTACAGTCAGCTTGCAGAAAATCAGATGCAGTCTGTTGATAACAACTTCATGCGTGAAAACGACCCGCGTATGCCTCTCATGAAACCAGAGAAATCAACGCGAGTTACATTCGGTGGTGGACGGAAGCCTTAAAAGCTGCTGACCGCCAATTAACAACAAAACGAGGTAAGACATATGTCTGCAACAGCAGCCCCTTATGGTCTTCGTCCCGTGAATCTTATTGGCGGTCAGCCCTACGCTGGTTCTACTCGTCAAATCAAGATCGCCTCGGGCTACGCAGCCAACCTGTTCTTCGGCCAACCAGTTCGAGTTGCCGGGGACGGAACCATCATTGCTGCCGCCGTAACAACCGCTGCGCCTGATACAGGCATCACTGGTGTGTTCGTCGGCTGCACCTACACAGACCCCAACCTGAACTTCAAGGTTTTCAAGCAGTATTGGCCGACAGGCACATCTGCTTCGGATGCTTTCGCTTACGTCGTGGA